ATTCGATGTGGCGAATCATGCCGTTGAAGATCTCAGCCACCTGAACGTCAGCGTTGTCGTCCACTGGGATGACCTTAGCGCCTGGGCGGTTCTGACGCATGTCATTCGTCACCTGACGAACGTGTTGCGGCAGTTTGTTGATCGTGAGTGTTGGTCGGGCGTTGATCGTTTGACCCTGCACCGCACCGCGAGTGGCCAATACGTCAGCAGGCCATTGCCAGTGGTTGTCAGGTGAGCCTGCATAGAAACGCAGGTCGTCGATTTCGTCTTCCCGTGACTCAGCAAGGGCAGAAACAGCCATGTCTAGCCTAGCGCGAGCAACGGTCAGTATGTCAGAGTCACTCTTTGGTGGTTTGCCGCCAGCTGCTACGTTAGCAACGGCGACCATGCCTGTTGGATCTGCCATGTTACTTCTTTTTCATCGGTGTTGGGGCACTTCTTTTGACGCTGTAAGCAATGGCCACTGCCTGCTTGACAGGTTTGCCAGATTTTACTTCAGCCGCAACGTTTTTGCGGAAGGCTTCGGGTGATTTAGACTTTACAAGTGGCATCATTTCCCCTTTTTGGCAGTTTTGGCTGAGTCTTTGAAATCTTTAGCCGTTGGTGCGTTTTTACTGCCAACTTTATTCATCTTTTCGCCAGAGCCGGCTTTAATGCGCTCTTGTTTGGCGTGAATGTTGGCATAGAGACCAGGTTTTGTAGCCATGATTTAACACTTCCATCGTTTAAGAGCTGCTTTGGCACGTTCGCCATCTTTGGCGTTGGCCGCTACTGCGCCCATTCTTGCACAAAATGAATCTTTACGCCCCTGATCTGCTTTTGTCTTGGGGTTAGGCGCTGGCGCCTTAAGATTGGAGCCAGTGGCAGCGTTGTACTTAGCGCGGCCCTTTTCAGTCAGGCCGGCGCCCTTGCTGACGGGCAGTTTCTCGCCTCGTCCAACAGAAAGTGACACACCCTTTTTAGTTGCCATTTAGCTACCCATCCATGATGTTGCGACAGCGCCTCGGTCTTGAACCAAGATGCGTGAATTTTTGGCATTGTACTCTCTGTGAGCTACAGGGAAAGCAAAAGTTACACATATTGCATCCGCAGCATCAGGAGAGGCCAAGCCCCTAGCCTTCATGTCCTTCTTTGACTCCAAAAAGATCGTGCCCTTTGAATCTGGCTTGATCATAGGCGAAATTAAATCAGTTTTCAAGAACCTATCTTTTGGAATGCTTGCACTTTTCAGCCAATCTTTCATTTTTCCCCACATTTCGGCCCTTTTATTGCCATACATGATCGGATTTGCCGATTTATTGCCAAAGTTGACACCTTTGATTTTGTACCTTTGCTCTTTCAATCTGTCAACAATACCAGCGCCTAGCCCACCTTCGTCAATGACCACCAAAGCAGGCTTGAATTCCTCGATGGCCTCAATGATATGGCCAACCACCGTCATGGTGTCGTCGCCCCTGTGGCGGTCAATGCGCACAATGTCCCGCCCTTGGCGCACTGCAATGACTGTCGCATCCGCGCCAAAGCGTGCAGGGTCAACTCCAATGATGATGGGCGCCGTTTGGTCTTTGTATTTGGGCCTAACCATGGCTTCATCCACAATGTCAGCCGGAATAAACTGGTCATCGCCCTCAGATGGGAACATGCCGTACACCTCAACGTGTGCTTGGCTTGAGTCTGGGCCGTATTCATCAATGATGTTTTGGTATACCGCCTTATCAGTGCCCTCTACCGTTCTGGCATCCACCACCTTGTTTGTCCAAAAGTCGCGCTTAGAGTTAAAGCACTCATAAAAGTAGCCAGTGTTGCGGCGAGGATTGCTGAAAGCCAGCCACAGGCGGTTAGGGGTGTTTTCTGTAAAGAAACCAGCGGTGACTGCCCAGATGCTGTCGTCAATACCACTGGCTTCATCAAAGATCACCATCACACCGTCGTAATTGTGGACACCGGCGTAGGCATCAGGGTTCTCGGCGCTCCAAAGGCGGCCTTCTACTGCCCAATAGCGTGTGCCTTTTTTTAGGTCTTTTTCAACCAGTTCAGTGAGCCAGTTGGCAGGGGTGATCTTGGTGGCAGCAACCTCAAACCAGTGGCTGTTAATGCTCATGGCCAACCACTTCGTAATCTCAGCCCATGTGACTGCTCTGAGCTGCGCTTCGCTGTTGGCAGAGATGATCGTAGTCGATCCTATGCGGGTTGATAGCATCCAGATGGTGAGCCAGGATACTAAGGCTGACTTGCCAATACCACGGCCAGAGGAGACGGCATTGCGCAAGGTTTCAAAGTCTATGCGGCCTTGCTGGCGTTTAATGTGGGCTGCAATCTCGCGCAGCACTTCGCGCTGCCATTTGCGGGGGCCTTTGAAGTGCTGCAAGGGTGTGTTCTCTTGGCCCCAAGGGAAGGCAAACAACACGAAGGCTTCGGGATCGTCGGCAATCGCAGGCGTCCACAGGGTGGCCATTAACTCTTGTTCGTCTTCGGGTTTGTAGATGGTGGTTTGCATATTAAAAAATAAAATTAAAAAATGTTCGCGGGGTCACCGTTCCTGCGGCCCTTTCGCGCCGGCCCTACCCCCTCCCCTCGGCCATCGGTGGCAGGCCATGGGCGCTTGTCCACAGGCAGTTATGCACACTTGTCCACAGTTGCTTGTTGATAACTTTATTTGTAATGCTTTAGGCATCTTAAATCTGTGGATAACTTAGGGTCAACTTAACATAATGGTCGTTGTATAAAGTAGAAACGTATTTTCTGCTTTTCGAGCCTTCTTTTCGTTGCATTTACGCAACACAGGCGCGCGTGCGCGTAATTGTACAAATTTCGGCCATTCGGCGACAATCACGCTTCTTTCGCTTCAACATCCATGACGCTGTTGTCATTCATCAATACGCGCTGTTTGGCTTGAGCCAGTGCGTCCATGACACTGATCCTGTGATCGGTCACGGCAACATCAATGCGATCACCATAAGTTTTAGGTTTAAGTTTTGCAGCCACCCACTTGCGTGCTTCAACTTGCAGACGCTTTTGTTGAACCCAAGCACTGGCCATAGAGCCTTCTAAGCCATCAGGCAACTCTTTGTCTGACAACTCAATGATTTCCTCTGCCAAACGGTCTGCGCGGTCTTCTACGGCCTTTTCGTAAGCCGCCCTAAACTCTGGGTTGTTCTTGATCATTTGACGCGCCAGCGAGTAACTGGGCATTCCTTCAGCGCGAAGTGTGCTGCTTAAACTTTTACCTTCTGAGATGCCATGAAGGATATTTTGCCAAACAGTGTGTTCTGCTGGAAACAGGGCCGGACGGCCTGCGGTTCCTTTTACTGCAATTTCTTGCGCCAAGTTATCAGTCACTTGTAAACTCCTAAAAAAGCGAGGTACTCACACCAAACGGCGCTTTCCCCCAAACGTGCAGCAATGGCAACTGCGCACACCGTCATCCTATCACCTCAATCTCAACCTTGTAAACCTTTGGGCCACCAGACCTTTGACAATACTGCCAGTCCACCAAGCTACTGCCATCATCAACGCCAAGCCAATCAGCCACGCCGTCTCTGACCGCTTTAAACCCAGACTGTAGGTTATCCCCATCCAAGCGCCTTGGAGCTACCCTAGTCAACACCACGGTGACTGGCAACACTTCCACACCAAAGGACTGCGCAACAGCCGCCAATGCATTCCTAGTCTTTTGCCGCTGACTTTTAACCAGCCTAGCTTTCGCCGCCCAATGCAACCGCATGTTGGCCACGGACACGATCTTCATGTCCATCTCAACTTCGATCATGCAACGGCCTTGTCAAGCACTTTCAAAACCGCCTTGGCCAGTGCTGGCCTAAACTCTTGAAGCGACTCAATGCCATCATGAGCAGCAAACCTTTCACCATTCCATCCCATCCTGTAGTTTGCCTTGCCTGGCACAACGCCATCAGCCACCAACTTAAAACTTTGCCATGGACTATCCGCATCAGGCACTTTGGAATACAAAATCCAACCAATTCCATCAAACCTTCCAAGATCACAAACCTTGGCCCACATCTGCTCATCTGGTGGATTTCCACACCACATTTTTACCTTTTTCAATCTCATTTCAATTCTCCTAAAAAACACCCAAAAACCCGACACCGTGTACCGAACCGACTTTTGTACCGAAACCCGAAGGGTTTATATACCCTTTCGGTACGTTTCGGTACATCAGAGAGGTCGGTCATCGGTACATATCGGTACGTTTCGGTACATTTCGGTACACGCTTCGGTACATTGCACCCATGTACTGGTTGTACCGAAATCGGTACAAATCGGTACATTTCGGTACACCATCAATCCCCACAAAAACACGCAATGGCTTGCTCATTTGGATCAAACATATCTTTCTGATCTGCTGAAAATTTAAGCATTGCAGCATAGCTTGGCCGATCTCTACTGAACACGGCATCCGATGGTTTCTTTGCCGTGGTGGCTGCAAACGCTTCCATCTTGGCCCACCAAATTGCTCTGTTTGGCTTTTCGGCAACCAAAGACGCAATCTGCGCCATTGGCTTTAAAAAACACAAATCGCAGTTGCCGTGCATGGTCACGCCATTGTTATTTGGCAAGCCCAGGTCAAATGGTTGGTTACGCCAAAACTCGCCAACTGTTTCTTTGGTTACGCCAGCAGCCCATAATGGGACACGCGATTTGTCGGCAATCTTTGCAGCCCGGCGCTGTTCGTCAGCCCGAATGCCGACCCAACACATGTTTTCAATGGTTGAATATCCGATGTCGCCAAAGATGCCAAGGTCGCGCATGTACTTGGCTTGGGGTCTAATCTTGAGCTGGGCTGTGCAAATTCTTTTGACGGCTGACGGCAAATAATTGTTTTTTCGGATCAATTCCTCAAACGGTTCACCTTCCCGACTGGCTGTTTCATAGTCCACCACGGCGTAGCCCTGGTCGTTATTGCGGTACTCAATCCAGTGAATCTTGACGTTCCACCGTGTTTCGCATTCATGGACAAAGTCCAAAGTGGCCTCGTCTTCCTTACCAGTGTTCTGGAAACACACAATCGCCTCGTCAGGCAGGCTCATGTCGTGAGCCTCCAAAACCTTGTAAAGCATGTACGCGCTAGTACGGCCGCCGCTAAAACTGATGCAAGTTGACTCAATAATTTGATATGGATTGCTCATGCTGACACCTCTTCTGGCGCTTTCGGTACACTTCGGTACATCTCTGAGTTCTCCAAAACCATGTTCTTTTTGGCCAAAGCCTCAATACATTCCTTGAACCTTCTGGCATTCAGACCATGCCCTTTGGCGCTATCTCGCCACTCATCATAGTCCACCATGGCAGCAAAACCTTCAATCCCATCACTGGCTCTCTTGGCTTCAATGGCCACCAAACAGTTCAGAGCAATCCGCTGGTTGCCTGACAACACAACTCTCTTTTGGATATTCCCCATCAGGCCGGAGATGTCCACCGCCGTCAAATAAGCACCCCGAACTGGCGCCCCATTCTTATCTTGGATAGGCAAATCAACCTGAGTGATCTGAAAGTTCTTTGGTGCAGGCATCTCTGCATCCTTCATTTTTTTGGATTCAAACGCTATGGTTTTTGTTCCCGCATCCAACTGGCAACGATATTCCGCATCCAATGCGCCCTTTAAGGCCGTTGATCCCCGACTGCGATCCTTGTCTGCCACGCCTGAGTGGTGCACTACCAAGACACAGCACTTCCATGGCTGGCGCAGATAAACATCCAGATGCTGAATAAACGCATTCATGTCCTGGGTGGAGTTCTCATCACCACCATC